ACCAACTCCATAATAGGTCCCTGTAATATAAGAGGCCCCAGCACTAACAATAGAAACCGAAGTGATAGCCGAAAGTCCATGATCAGTTGAGGTATAGAGAGTATGAGCAGTTCCGGCTTGATTAGAGACAACTGCCGTAATACCAATACCAGGAGTAAAATCGGAGGATAATTTATTAAAAGATTCTCTTGTAATCGAGTTTTTATTATCGTCAACAAAAACATTTCCGATTAGATTATGATCCGCAAAACATTGAGAGGGTTGTGGATCCGAATTAAAGTTATCCCGTTCTAGTCTTGGATATAGATTTTTTACTGGCTGAGAGAAACTATAACCAGTAAAAGGTGAAATTGTTGGTTTTACCGAACTATGCAGGACATAAAGTTCATAAAGACCGTCTTGTTTGTTTCTAATAAACTTTTTAAGTTCTTTGGACTTATAAATTTTGAAGATATTATTGGTATTTTTTCTTCTTACAAAAGGAAGAGAAGAATTTCTAACTGTTGTATCATTTGCAAAAGTTCCAGGATCAGAAGTCAGGACAACAGCAAAACTTCTTGAAGAAGGAATTTTGGTTACAGTATAATTGCCATTATAAGCAATTGGAAGAACATTACTAATTTCAACTTGATCGTTTATTTTTAATTTATGATCAATTTCTGTAGTAAAGGTTATTTCATTAGAGGTCCATACTGCATTGGAAATAAATTTTGGATTTCTGAGTTCAGTATCTGAATTTAAATCAACTCCTCCAAAATACCTAGAGAACTCGGTTCCAGATAGAGAAGAGTCTCCACTTTCTTGAATAATAAAACCATCTAACGGAGGTCTGGCGGCAGTTGTAGTATTCCTTGGGATACAATAAACGAATTTATAAACTTTATCATCTTCGGTTCTGTTGTCAGGGGTTCTTGTGACGTATGTTTTTCCAGTTACGATACGATTTGTATTTCTTATTGAAGAATAAATCCCGTTATTTGAAGAACTTACATTGATATACCAATTATTTAAATTACTGTCCCATTGAATAGGGTGCCCTGGCTCATTTGGAATCTTATCATAAACCTTACTAGAAACCGTAAGAATCCCACCTTTTCTATTAGGGAGAATTGCGACATTATTTAAAGAATTATTAAATGTTGCGGCGAGTTTTATTTGGCTAGATGTTAATGTATTATCGATTGTAGAGTCAATAACATAATATACGGTGTTTAGGCTGATACCATCGGGTAGGTGGGCATCATCAGCAAAAACTCTTACCTTTTCACCAGCCGAGAAATTATGGGCACTAGTTAAGGAGATGACTCCATTTGTAATGGAATTTTGAGTATTATTGTTCTGTCTTTGAACTGTTGATGTTTTTTCGTATGATGAGGTGGTTCCAGGGATTACAACATTAGAAGAAGCTTTTGATGGATAATCAATAAATAATTTTTCATTAATTTTTGCACCAATTTTATAACCATTAATAAAATGTTTTGGTGGATTTTCTAGGCTCTTTTCATTATAAAAATAAAGTTTTGTCGTGGTTGCTGCTCCGGCAGCGGCAGTTGTTGTTACCCCAACATCTATCTGGGGAAATTCAATGTTTATTGTAGAATTTAAAATATTCTCTGGTGGGACAACACCAACAATAAAACCGTGATCGTCCTGATCAAAGGCGTCTGACTTAAAGCCAGATGCAATAAAAGATTTCGCACCAAAATTGGAATTTGAATTGGTTATTGAATAATCTGCACCACTTTCTGCAATAATCTGGGCCGCATAACCAATAGAAAATACAGATACTAATTGAGCAAAAGCATCATTAGAAAGTTTAACATGATAATTTTCAAATTCTGGTTTATATCTTGCCCTTGTGTTTTTATAAAGATCCGGAACTACAGACGAATCAACGTAAGTACCAGAAGTTTCATCATAAATTACAAAGGCATCATTGTCTTTCTGTAGACTAATGGCCGTAAATTCTGCAACAACAAAACTCTTAAATCCTTCTACTTTACTTCCATCTACATGAAGACCACACAAACCAAGAGAAGACTTCAGAGAAACCTTGTTGATATATGGTGAAGAGGATGCTGTTGTATCTGAAATAATATTCAGGGTTGCACCAAAAACAGAAGGAAGAGCTATAACCGGAATATCGGAGGTTTTGTACTGAACCTGATTTTCAGAAGGTATAGCCGAAACAACAAATTGACCATCAAATCCTCCAAAAACGCCTGATATTTGAATAGCCGTGTCTACTGAAATACCGCTAGCTGGTTCATCAAGAGTTACTGTGACAACCTCGGTTGGGGTTATTCCATCACCAGAACGAATACTGGTAATTCCAATTTGGTCTCCTCTTGGACCAACAATTCGATATTCATCAATAACTGGTTGAATATCAACAGAGACTCCACCAATATAACTTACAGAATCAATTTCTTTACCCGAACTTGAACCATAAACAAGAGAAATCTTTTCGTAATATTGTTGAAGATCAGTTCTGGTTGTATTAACAGTTAAAAAAGTATCATCAATTTTTACAGGATTTACACCATCAACATATTCAAATGCTGTTAACTTATGGTGTGAGAAATTTGGAACAAACTTTTGCTTATTATAGTTTTTATAACAGAAACCAGTTGGATCAGCATCAGTTACAGTGAATCCATAAAAGAAAGATGCCCCAGTAGTTCTAAAAATCGCAGATCTTTCGATATTGGCGTTTCTAGAATCTGGGACATAAAGAGGAACAACTTCGGTCTTTCTCAGGTCATTGGCAACAATAGATGTTCCACGAGGAACAATTAGACCACCATAAACAGAGTTTAGAAGATATAATTTATTTTCTGGATCTGTTAGATCTATTATGGTTGTTAGGTCAAACTGAGTTAGGGTTGTTTGAGCCCCGTTTCTGGTATAAGAAGTTCCGTTGTCTTCAATAACAAGTCCAGGACGATTATCTACATAATGCGTCCCAGAATAAAGAAGAATTGTACAAAAATTAAATCGATCGTTTTGATTTCCTACTTGATAAGAAAATCTTGCTGCCTCAACAAGTGCTCTGTTTAGTGTTTTAAATGGTGTAAATGGCGTGTCACCAGAATTAATTATAGAATCAGATGCATCTAAATTCTCTGGATTTACGTGGAGAATTTTACCTCTAGAGCTACGCAGGAAATTTTCTAACCGACTAAGAGCCATTATTTGACCAAATATACTTTCTTAAGTATATTTAGTAGATTAGGCAGCGTAGTCGTTTGGCAATTCTTCGGGGTTTTCTATCTCTAATTGAAAAAGAAGGGGATGCATCATTTCGGCAATAAGATAATCAGATTTCTTAAACACCTCATCAGCTTGAAGCTCTTTATTTTTGTCGGCCTCGGCAATTATCTCTGGATTGTCTTTTTGAATCTGAATTACCTCATCAAATTCATAAGGAATTCCTTCGATATAATAAACCTTGGCCAACATTTTTGGTTCATTAGGGACCTGATACCATCTATAACCACTCGATAACTTATATCCCATCGAACCATTTTCCATTTTAACTATTTATCTCGGGGTCATAATTTGCCGGATTTAACCGGCAAAATTCATTGAAAATAATTTTCATTTCTTTATTTGTGAGATTACATGATCTGGCGCAATCTGGAAGATTTCTTCTAGCATAAAAGAGATCTTCCATGGCCCTCCTGGTTTCAGGACGCATATTCTTCAATAATGTTCCAAACAGTATAAATTGTATGATAATAATCCGAATAAGGCATCTCAGCAGTATCTTCTGGGAGAGTCTCGTTGATTACTTCTGTAATCGCATCAAATTTATCAAGATGTGTTTTTTGACGATAAGATTCTAGAATTTGATCTTTGTTAATAAAGCCTCGCATGTTATTCTCCATTTGTTGGCCTTATTATAATACCCCAGTTTTCATCGAAAAGTCTTATCGATGGACAGTTTATGAACTGGCCAACTCTCCTTTTAGTTCGGCAAGTTTTGCCGTGGCGATGCATTCAACGACAGTCCAGTAAGCTTCTCCAGAGACAGGAAAATACTCTGACGTAAAGTATTCGGCCATGTCTTCTTGTAATTTAAATAACTCATCATGAGTTTCTCTCGTCATAAACATTAGTAATCATACCCCGAAATTGAAAATTGACTAAAATCACCCGGATAATCTTTAGGAGTTTCTCCTTCATATTCAACAATCAATGGCTCACCATCAATTCTTGAGGCCTTGACCTCATAAAAACAATCAATAGTATTACCACTATTTGATTTAATCACAACTCTTTGTCCCCATTCAATTTTTTCTACAATGAGATCTTGAGAATAGCCGATTGGTGTTAGATGTACCGTAATTGATTCTGGATCTATAAGATTTTTCCAGTATTCTGGGAGATTAATAACAGTACTTTCGGTTAGTCTTCCTCTTATATAGATACCGGCCTCAGGACCTTCAAGGCAAATGTGCCGTAGTCTGTGATTTGGTTTAGTCGGGTGCTTAATATCAAATCCTTTCCAAGATTGAACATTGATTGTCCCTTGAAAATTCCCGGTCGCGGTTCCATTTATTTGTAAATTATCAACTTGCATGTTTCCATACAACCAAGGTTTACAATCTTCATAAAAGTTATCCCGATCGATTGTCTTAACAACATAATCAAACCGTGAGGATAATCGACCAGTTGGACTCCAATCGCCACAATCTGGAGCCTCAGGTGGTTGATTAATAAGGGTAGTTTTTTCTACATTTGTTCTAAGATCTTCTTCCATTAGTCTCTCCTGTCATAATTGAAGCCAACAACCGAGTATTCGTCTTTATTACCTGGATAATCAGCAGGACTTTCTCCTTTATATTCTGAAATTAGTTTTTCTCCGTCTTTTCTTTCTGCAAAAATGTGATAAAAACAATTGATTGGAATTGTTGATTTTGATTGTAAAATAACTTTTTCTTGAGTCACGGCCTTTACAATAATGTCTTGATGTGCTCCAATCGGTGTAATTGAAACAGTTATAGAAGAAATATCAACAAAATCTTTCCAATAATCAGGTAACATTATTTCTGAAGAATTTTTTAATTTTCCTCTAACGTAAACGTCATTGTATGGTGCCTCGGTGCAAGTGTGCCTTAGTCTCCAACCTTCTTTAGACGGATGGGGAATATCAAAATTCTTTTTTGCAGAAAGAACATGTCCACCACATCTAGAGATTACTTCACCCTGGGCAACGATATTTCCACCAGAATAGGTGTCCTTATTTATGCTTATATTGTCAAAAACAACCGCATCACCATAAACTGCCAGAGAATAAGGTGAAAAATTAGTTCCGCACAGGAATCCTGGTGTTTGAGGTGATGGTGAATCGACATTTTTATTTGGGCCAACCATAAGAGTTGCGGCCACGTTTGGGAATGCAGTCGATTCGCCCATGACAACAGGACCCTCGATATATGCAGAGCCTCTTATTTTCCCGTCCCCAAGACCAAGAAAAGAAGGGAATCCCTCACCAACTATAAACTGATGAGATATAGATAGATCATCGTATTGAAAGGCCATTAGTAACTAGAAAATTTATTAAATTGGGAAGTGGAATCTGGGAAAGTTTTACTGGGCTTAGTGCTTGTTGCGGCACTTAATCCTTCAACAAAATTACTGACAATTTTCATTGATGTGTTCCCAATAAGACTTAGGGTTGCCGAAGTGAAGATCTTAGCTCCGACTGATGCCTTTACGTCAAAAATTCCTGTATTGATGTTTACACTTTGATTAGAATCAATATTGACTGATCCTCTAGTGTTATCTGGACCATCGGCTCTTATGTCAACATCAAGACCTGAAATTCTTACTCTTCCATTAGGGGCTCTTATTACAATATCCCCATTTTCGGCAAGAAGAAAAAATCCAAAATCGCCTTTTTTGATGTCTTCGCCGCAAAGAATTTGATAAGACCCAGGACAGCTATTTAAGGTCCAACCTTTTCTGTGGCCATCAATATCGAAAGACATATAATGCCTTGAATCATAAGCGCTTAAATAAACACCGGACGTTACGCATGAATCCAGATTTTCATTTTCCATGTGTAGATGGCCAAATTTAATTCGGCCATCCTTATTACCATAAGAAATAGTTTCTGGATTAGTCTTGGGTCCGGTTGGTCTAGAATTATTGATGTCTGACAGATTCACGATTTATGGCTCCAACACAATCAACAACATTAACAACCTGAAGTCCAGAGGTGGCTTCTTCCGCTTCCTCTGCCCTATTTATGCGGGTAAAGGAGAAGACCGGGACAAGATTGGCATTTATTCCGGTTTCTGATTTAACGGTTATCTGTGGGACATCAGTAAATCCACAACCCTTGGCCAGTATTCTGACTTCTTTTATGGATCCAAACTTATCCAAAATTGGCTCAAACCTGGCGCCATTATCTGGGGTTATGATGATTTGATCACCTTCAGAATAACTAAATCCTTCACTGATAATTGCAAGATCCTCAATACAAACAAAAACATCATAAGAAGGAATAATTCCAGTATCAATAATGTTTGGTTGCGGGGTTACGATTGTTCCAGGAGTGGTGATTGTTATAGGAGTTGTTTGACCTTCTCCATTTATAGTATTAACCACTTCTTGATTCTCATTTACGATTTCTACTATAGTATTTGGTGGCAAGAAAACCTCTTGACCTGGATTAACCGGAACAGAAATTCCTGGCGGAAATACGTCTGTTCCTATAATTGTTTCATTTGGTTTAGAGAAAAGTGTTCCGTCTCCTCCGGTTGAACCATCTGGTGAACTCAAATAACCGGCTCCTGGATCTGTAAAAATGATGTCGATTACACCTAGAGTGCCATTATCTTCTAGGGTGGTTGTCCCAATACCAGTTCTTCTATTTCTTTCAGTTATTGCAATACCCGTGGCCCCATTACCTAGACCACATTCATCAATAATTTTTATTTGTATTGGACTTTCACTAAAATATCTTCCTCCATTTATAAGATCAACTCCCATAATACGCCCAGATAATCCAACAATAAGATTACCTTGGGCAAATTCCTGGCCTTCACCTAGAACTGTTAGTCTAGGTGGTCCACATGGCAATTGGATCGCACTACATCCAGGAATTATCTCGCCATTAAAGGTAGCCTGGGACTCAGTAAAACCTATTAATGAAGAGGTAATCCCAGATTTTGATCCTGGATCATCAATTGAAAGATTTGATCCATCCCAAAAAGACCATTCATCTAATATTTGACAATCAAGATCTGGTTGACATGTTAAAAATTCAAGAACCCCAATCAAGACATCAAATGCCTTGAAAAGAGTCTCAGAAACATTTATTAATACCCCAGAAATTATACCAAGGGCATCACCAATACCAGAAGTAAGATCACCGAGAAATGTAGAAATTATGTTTGCAACAAAACTTTCCGCAGCACATAAAGGGGCATTAACATATTTTTCAATTATTTGCTCTAATAAGTCCTTAACAATTTTTAATAATTGAGAAATTATTTTGTTAAAAACACATTGAATTGTATTTGTTAGTTCCTCATTTACCTTGGCCAGATTGGATCTTAAATTTGGAGGAATCTGTTCATATAATTTGGTTAATTGTTTATTTAATTCGTTTATTATAAATCCTCTGGCCTTTGATAATAAAGATTTAAATAAATTAGCAATAAAACCAGAATATTGATTTATTATGTTGTCTATATTTAAGTTTAGATTAGAAGCGGCTCCAATAAACTGTTGAGAGGCTCTTTTGGCTCTTTTTACCTCAAATAAAAAAGATTGTAGTTGTTTTTGAATGCCTTTTAATTCCCCCGATGCCCCCTCACAATTCACAGTCTTTGGGACGTATAATGGCTTTTTCCCTTTTTTACTCTGATCATCATAAGATACCACCGCCTGATTTGGGGAAACAGAACTCGCTTCTGTAGTTGTTGGCCCTTCTAATTTAATATAAGAATTTGATACTGGAAGAGATCTTTCCTCTCCAATAAAACCACTTCTAGGTTCAAAATTTTTATCTGGATTTCCACCAAAAAGAGGAACCCTCGGATCATTTGGAAGAACGCCAATTATAACTGGTTGGGTTCCTTGTATACCGTCCTTAAAAAACCCAAAAACATACATTCCCTGTTTGAGGTTTGGGGTCTGATGACTTCCTCCATGGCCAGATCCGGCGGTTGTCGGAAGAAGAACCTCGGCCATTGGAAGTTGATCATCTGAAATATTTTTTACTTCTACATGTTTTCCAATAATCTGGACCTTGACTCTTCTTGAGGCCCCGGCAATATCGTTTGTTAGATGGAGTTTATGTTCAAAATTTTTATTGGCAGTATTATTGACCCATGCAGAATCATCAGCAATTTGACCAATGAAACCATAAAGTGGATTCAGACCTCCTTTTTGCGGGTCAAAAAAATCATTCATAGATTAAAAATTTTGCACTCAAGCTCTGAGGGATTAAAATAACAAAAAAGTTCCAAGGGAGTCGGGTCTTTAGAAACTGTTGGGTTTTCTTCTTGATATTTCAAGAGATCCACCAATTCAGAAGAAAGATGCCTTCTACGCTGAGAACTGATCATGGGATCAGAAAGCTCTTTCTCATTGGTCTTGATATGTTCCTGTAGTGTCATAATAAATTATGAGTACTTTTTATCTATTTAGGGACCTACTTTTTATAAATACTCTCCCTGGCCAGGTTCAAAGTTGTATAATAACCATTGGCATGAATTCGATGAGCAACATCAATTACAATGTATCTCCCGCTCTTTTTGTTACTCACAATTTTATTTGCCTTAGATGAAACCTCAGGAAAATCGCATTCTATAATATCTCCTGCATGAATTCCAAAATCCCCTGCAATAGTTACTGATAATTTTACGGTGAATAAGTTATTATATCTAGCACAAGATTGTCTTAAAATTTCTTCTTCATTAAAATTGAGTCGATCCAAGAACTTAAGTTGCTCTTTTAAATTTGTTCCAGGTGGCAGAACCCCACGGTCAACAATTGATTCACTGATTCTTGTTTGGGTATTCCAAAAATCTAAGTGCGATGCAATTTTAGGTGGTTCTAGGCCGCCAGTATAATTCGTACTTAAACGATCAACATCTGATTTATCGGTTACTGTTCTCACATTTGTTATAAAGTCAAATGTTTTTAATTGTTGGGTAGAAAAAACACCAGACTTGGCCATTTTACTTAGACTCAATGAATTATCAAAAGAATAAGCAAGTATCTTTCCGGTATATCCAGGTGGCGTTGTTACTAGATTATTATAAATTAATTTCCTTTTTGGAGAATTTGTCCAAAGTTTATCAATAGACTTAAAGTGATAACCACCAAAAGTTCCATCATAAAAGGTCTCATAAAAGAAATACCCGGCCAGGTTTTCTTTTGCATTTGGTACATCCGGAACTGATTTTTTGGCGAGCCAAGGAATTCTATAAAATGGTTTTTCGTTATCTCCATTAAAGACAAATTCATTTAGGGTCTGATCAAGATCTTTTGGTTTAGTTGTAAATTCTTTTAGGATTCTTGAAACCGAATCAGATATTTTCCCCTCGTATCTTTTTGTTAGTCTGTTTTTTACAAAGTCGTTTGTTATGTGCTCCTGTGATGCAAAAGAAAGAGAAATTATTGTTTTGTTTACTTGCTCATCTACCGAATGGATTGCATCAGTAATCATTCGGTAATTATTTTTGCACTCTAATACTTGATTATAACCATCAGTTACTTTAAATTCAAATTGTTCACCAGAAACGAGATTTATATCGCCGGATTCCATTGCGGCGGTTCCTGATTTATTTGGCCTGTAACCGGTGTCCACAAAGGAAAGTGTTGCCCTGGTCGAGTAATCAAGAACACTCTCATACAGAATCATCTCAATAAAACCGTCAGTGAGATTAAGATCTCCTGAATAGTTAGAGATTAGTCGAATTTCTTGTATCTGACCCTTTCCGCCAAGTGCTGCTAAATTTGACATTATGCTAATTGAGAAGTAGAATTACTTATTACCGGAACAGAGAATGCAACGGTGCCAGATGAAATCGGAACGGGAATTTGATTGGTGAATATAATTGGTTGAATGGCGATTAATGATTCTTTTTCCTCATATTGCTCTATTGGTAAATTTGGTTTAGAAGGACTAAGATAAGAAATGTCACCATTTTTTCTTCTTGGTGTTTTTTTCCTGATGTTCATTAACTGAGATATTTCTTTAAGTATCCAGTTATTTTTTCCACCAGAAAAATCAATTTCTACTCCATTTTCATCAGTAATTTTACCTTGACCTCGTGTATCAATATAATACATTTTGCCATTACTCAATAAATATTTTTCCATACCTTGAGTTGATTTAAATTTTGAATTCTGAACAAATGGTAAAGTTGGCCTTTGTACTCCGGGTTGTCTGGAAGATTGGTTTTGAGTTGACCTAACATTATTAGATGGTTTTGCTTTAGCAATAGATTGGGCTACCCTATTCAATTCAGAATTTGATGCTCTAAACCCTACACCATTAATATGAAGAGTTATGTGTGGATATACTCCACCAGGACCTCCCCCCACACTCCTACCTGAAGCTCCCTGATAGCCCAATAATGTCCCTTTGGGAATAAAATCACCATCTCTTTTACCCCTTAAAGGCATAGAATGAAAATGTCCCATTAATACTTCATATTCTCTATTACCAACTCTATAATAATATGTACCATAAAATCCAAACCCTTTACCATTCGGCCCCAATATACCAGCAGTTCCATTAAGACCAACGGATGGTTTTCCATCGGTTCCTCTTTCTTTATAAATAAGGTCAAATGGAGCATAAATGGGTGTTCCGATTCCACCTGGTAAATTCATATTTAACCCAGTTTGCTGTCCATCTAAATCTCCAGGTGGACCTATATATAATCCAGAAGAAAATTTCCCCTTTTCTGTAGAAGATGGTGGTGGAATATTTCCAACCGGAAAAGTTTGTACAGTTGCATCAATTGCGCTAATTTGACCAACCAATCTTACATTAGAAGATTGCTGAAAAACATGATTACCAACAGTAACTTCCCGAGTATTAAATGGCCTTGATGACCTAGTTCTAGCATTAGAAAATGATACAGATCTCATCACATAATCAGCATCTACTTCACTTAACCCGGAAGAAATTAGATTATCCTTAAACTTCTGCGGATCATTTCCTCCACTTTGAATAGCGGCTGCCAATGCACTTTTACCTGCTTCCGAACTAATCTTTTCAAAACTACCATCTTTATATGGCGAAAACTGATTTCCTGGACCCGTTCCACCCGCAAATAAAATATCCCTTATTGTAACCTGCTCGCTAGTTTTACCAGAGATATTAAACTGACTTGGAGGTGTTCCAGATTTTATCAACCTATATCTATTTAATATTACTGCCAATACTCCGGCTTTACCTAATGAACTTTCTCCACCGGATTCAGCAGCAATCATTCTACCTAGAGCATCAACATCTTCAGGACTAAATCCATCAATATCTATAGTACCAATATTTCCTCCACCTGGACCGGGTAGGGTGGGTTCTACCGCTGATTTTTTATTAATCTCTTCTTGAATTCGATTGATTGCCATATTTACTTTTGGCTCAACAATCTTTCTTACCATGTCTTCAAGATCAAGTTTTGCAAACTCTTCTGGTTGGGTTCGCCCATAATTAACCAAATACTTAATACCGTCTGCAAATTGGGTATAAGATTTCTTTTCTATTTTCTGACCCAAGGCAGAATCAACAGAAGCACCCATCATATTACCAATACCAAAAATATCATTGGTCATTGGTTTTTTATATTCCTCGGATGCCCCCATCAGGGCCGCAAAACCACTCTTTTTATCGGACCTAAAGAAAGAAGGAAGTGGAATAAAATCAGAAATTCCTCCACTTTTTTGATCATATAATTCTTTAATCTTTTTATCGCCACCAACGTCCTTACCGGGGGCCGTTTTTTGTGGTTGAATAGTTGGTTTTGGTTTGGGAGCCTCTCTTTTTTGTGTTTCCACACCACGAGTTACTGGAGTTCTTGGGTCAATTCTTCCTTGATTTAACTGTCCGCCTTCATTATAACCACGAATAATACCACCAGTATAAACACCCTGAACCATCCCAGGTCGTGTTGGGGCCTTGGGGAAGGGATCGGTTGTTTGGGGAGTTCGTGGCGCATCCACGCCCGGTAGAGTCGGCATTGCGGGAACATTATCAACAGTCTCGCTTTTGGCCAGCTGAGTTTTTACCGCATTTAATTCATCTTCTTTTACAGAAACAGCCAAAAAAGAATTGGCAAGCTCAATTGTACCACCAAAAACCCCCTTTAGTGCAGTTAAGGTTTCATCGAATGCCTTGTCTATTCCCTTTACGTCGCCTTTTATACTTCCAACCATGCTATCAAATTTTTCTTTTGCATCAAACCCCAATTTCAAAAAGGTAGAAAAAATATCAACCATATTTTTAAGTGTTCCACCAATAAACCAAGCCATTCCTTCTAATAATGGCGCAAGTTTTGTTAGACCACCAAGTAGTGGTTGAATTCTTGTAAAAAGCCAACCTAAAAATGTAAAAGTAACAAAATCTTTTATCAAATCAAGGGCTCCTGTTTTGGGCCTTTGTATAATATTGCCAAAAATTTGGGGTCCTTTTGTTTTTGTTTTTTTGTCTGGTACTTCGGCCGTCTTTATTTTTTTGTTTTGTTCTTGTCTCTTTTTGTCTAGATTGAAAATACCGTTTAATAAATTCTCAATCTGAAATACTTTATTTCTTAAAGAGAAAAGAGACTTGGTTAATGGTGATTGGGTTATTCTTGACGAAATTCTATTGGAATAATTCTGTGACTCATCAACAAACTTTCCTTTTTGATAAGGAGTTTTAGGATTTCTTATGTTTATTTTTCGGTTAAAGAATTTAGACGGGTCCATTAGGCAATTATTCCATAAGTATCACATAGGATTTTTCTGGCAGTTGCCGCACTTGAAGAAGGGCAAGTGGCCCCAAAAGACGGAATCTGAGTACCAGAACCGGTTGCAGATGCCCCGACCATATTGGGTGTTTGAGTTATTGGTGGCAGAATAATTGGCTCTGACCTGTTTCTTCTGGTAATGGGAGCCGGTGCAGTAAGAGTTGGTGTTGATCTTACTACCTGAAAATTATTTGAAGTTTGATAAACAGTAGATGTCGATCTGGTTATTTTATCGTAAGAACTAAAGTAAGAAGTTTGTTCTGGTTTTCTAATATATGGACTTGTTGATTCATAATTTCTAGGTTGAGGAGTAAATGGCCTAGTCATAGAAATACCAGAAGACATTGACCTGGGTGCAGTTCTTGGTGAATAATTATTCATCATAGGAGTTGATTGCCTTGTTGGTCTATATGAAGAAACTCCAGAATTCTTCATTGTCATATTATTGTTGACATTTACATTAGTTGGCCGATTGGTGATATTTTTAATAGAATTGAAATTCATTGATGGCATTTTCATAGTGTTTTTCATTTTTGGCATCATATTCATGCCACCAACAACACCACCAGATTTCATGGCCTTTATTCCACCTGTTATATTAACAGGTTTATTTGCATTTGGTCCGGTGTTTAATTTCAGTGGGTCAATTCCGATGGAAAGCGCATTCTTTACGCCTTGTTTATTAAGAACAACCTCTCCTGGTTGAAGAACGGCTGTTCCACCACCCATAACAGGGAATGCCTGAGTATCCTTTCCAGCACCAGATACTCTTGTGCCGTCTTTTTCTGTCACGAGACCCGAGAAGATCTGACCACCGGAAGAAAATTTCTGTATATTATTTAAAATGTCACTGAAAAATCTCATCCTTTTTTCACTTGGAGTTTCCTTTCCTAATGATATAATTTTATCGATGGCAAATAGGGGGGTTTTCTGATATTCTTTTTCTTTGTCTATAATTTCTTGATATCGTTTTATTTTTTCTTTTCTTTCTTCGGGAGACATTCCACTTATTTCTTTAGACTTTTCAATAGAAACTCCTTTCATTAAAGAACCAACAGATTGTTCGATTGCAAACTCTCCAGCAATTCCAACCCCAAGACCAGTAACACCTCTTGCCAATCCACCTAATGGAACTCTAGGGAATTTAAACCCTTTAGAAATTACATCTCCTGTTATTTTGGGTCCTTGTCTTAAAGGATTTCTAATATCTGGTTTATCTAAAGGTTTACCGCCACTTGTAGTTATCTTTGGTTTACCTGGAACTACCTTTCCACTTACACCAGCCGATCTTGCTCCTTTTTTAAAAATTAATCTATCAATTAGACCTTTTAATGACTTAAGAGTTTTATAAGTTCCGCGTAAAAACTGAACAGTTCCTAAAATAAAACTACCTAAAGGAGTCAAAAATAATAAAGAAAGTCCAAGAAGAATTGGCCAGGCGGCCTTTAAGAATTTTCCTAGGGCATCAACCTTTTCTTTATTTGCCGGATCATTCATCCATTTTATGATCTCAGTAAAGGTCCGGCCCAAAAATGTAAAGACTAGAAAATTAACGATCCTATCAATAATAGCCTTAAAAGGTGAAAGCATCTTTTCGGCACCAGCCTTGATTAGGGCAGTACCTGAAGGACCCTCATCCTTTCCCTCCATCTGCTCTTCTTTTTTGAGCCGATTTGCGGACTCGGATGCCTTTCTTTCGGTATCAAAAATTCTTTGACCCAATTTCAATTGAGAGGCAAGAACCCTAGAGATATTTGTAAGGGACTTATCAATACCGACCAAGATATTAGTGTTTATATTGGAAGATTCGGCATCTGGTGTTGACCGCTTTCTTGGTTCTAGTTGTGGCCTTGAGGATGGACTAACCAGAGTGGTTAATGGGGGTCTTGGCTGAACAGTAGGAGGTTCTTCATCAACCAATCCTTTCTCTCTTTTCTTTTGATAATCCTGAGTCTCAACAAAAATTTGAGTCCTGGCCTCGGCCTTTTGACCATCTGAGGATTCAACAACAATATAAAGATCTCTTCTTCGTCTTATGTCCTTGACTTCTATAGAACCACTCAAAGGAGATCTTGATGTTACCCCAGGAATATCTGTTCTTGATATCCTGGTCGCATTTTTAGACGCCCAGGTTACTGTTACTGATCCTCCTTTTTGGACTCTTTTTTGATTAGATTCAAGAGTTACTTCGGGTGGTTCTTTTTTTGCTGCTGCCGCAGGAATTGGATCGGGTAAGGGTTTAGATGGGGGTTTTGCTGGTTCTTTCTTTTCCCCTTCTATTATCTGGTTTAACTTTACGAGATTATCAAACTCTTTCTTTAACTTTTTATGAACCGAACCAACAGTCTTTTTTGCATTATCTTTAGATAATGTTTCAGATTCTTTATCTGATAATATTTGCTTTCCTTCTTGAATTAATGTCCCAATATATTCGACAGCCGCAACATAAAGATTAGAGTTTTTCCGGATCCTTAAAGATTTTAAATTTTTGTCAATAAATGCCTCGGCCAGAAAAAAATTCTCGGCCCCAAGTATTCTTTTAAGTGAGTCTAATTTGTTTCTGACTGACATTTATTGGGCTATTTGTTTTTGTTTTTGCTCTTCTTGTTCAATATGTTGATTCAATTTTATGACATAAATTTCACGTTCAAAGGGCATAAGATTTTCAATTTCAGTAATCGACCATTTTTGGAATTGAACCATACTAAAAATTATATCATAATAAGATATCAGATCCATATGGCTAAGACTTATCCGAAAAAATCGGTTAGCCCTGCTAGTGTAATGGTGCTTTCGACTTTTGTTTCTGGGTTTTTAATCTTCACCTTATGCTCTAGTTTTGGCATGGTCTCAAAGAACTTTTCAATTTCACTGAACTGGGTTGAATTTAGATTTTCAAGGAAATCAACAATTTCTTGAGTTGTCACATCAGAAGAAGTCCAGACTTCTTCTTGGTTATAAATTTTATCAACACAAGATGCAATAAGTTCAATTGATTGCTCTAGTTGATTCTTGCGGTCTTCAAAATTGAAGTTAGATTTAATAAACTGCTCAAGTGATGGGTACTTCATTTCCATCATCAGATCATCATTGATCTTTATTATATTTGTGTGGGTCGGGTCTTTTTTGACCTTAATTTCATCAATAAAGATCTTGGTTTTCACATAAGTCTCATTATCATCAGGGCAAAGAAGTTGCAATTCAATTTCTTCTCCTACCGCCTTTCCTCTGATGTTGAGGAAAAGGTATTCAATATCAAAAGTAGGAAGGGTTTCAATGTTTAGATTTTCGCCTTTTACACAACTAGACAGAACATTCTTCACTGCATTGGACATTTCAGCAACGTCCTCGGATTCAAGGGCAAGCAGAAGAACCTTTTCCTCACGTACAACAAAAGGACGATATTTTACTTTCTTTCCGTTTGAAGGGAGTTCAAGGAAGTATTCAGGAGCATTAACAATAGGAAGAGCCATAAAGAATTATAAAGTAATAACTATGGTACTATTTAGTAGAACTGCGGGAAAATAAAATCTAAATCACTTGTAGTTGTAGGAGGTGTTTGTGGTGCCGGTGTCGGTGGTTTCGGTGGTTTTGGTAAACCAGGGCCAACGTTATTTTCTATAACGTATCTTTGATAAGAAAAAGACACAGTGCATTTTAATACCTGAGAGCCCTCATAAGAAACTGGCATTGAGGCAATCGAAAGTGGAAAGGCATTTATAAAAGTGTATTGAAGATATTTACTATAGTCCTTTTCAAATTTTTTAATATTAAGTTCACTAGTCATGTATAAAGACGGAAAATTGACTCTATAAAAATAATTTGAATTTTTTTGGGCTCTTTCCTGATTTTCACCAGCCGCATATGCAATCCAATTTTCAAATACTTCAATTACGGAATAGGCAGTTTTTGAAGGATTATAATCAACATAAAAACTAAAATCGGCCCTGTTATCGTAGGCTCTCCTATAGGCATAATTTTCGGTAACACCGGTATAAGAATCAGTAAGGGTTGCTGTTTGCAGGGTAGATCCTGGAAGCGATGCTTCACAGCAACTAAGATTTATTATGTCTTTATCAAAAGTAATTTGTCTATTTTTTAAAAACTGCGCAACTCCCCCTTTTCCGTCTCCTCTCGGCCCAGACGGAATAACAAAATTACACTCGAAATGACTGGTTGTTGCTGGCCTTAAAAGTTTAGATTTTATTTCTGCTAGAGGTCTTATCTTAATGGCCATTTAATAAATAAGTAATAATAACTATTTATTATACCTTGGCGAATTATTTACAAGGACTTTTTAAACCACAAAATCCACAAAAATACATTGGTGATGTAAACCAAATTGTATTCAGATCCTCATGGGAATTAAGGGCCTTTAAATGGGCGGACACAACCGAAAGTATTCTTGAATGGTCTTCTGAACCATTTCCTATAAAGTATTTTGATTCTTCGACTAATAAGGTTAGAAGATATTTCCCTGACTTGTTTTTAAAAGTTAGAAACAAAAGTGGTGGGGTTGATAAGTATTTGGTTGAAATAAAACCAGACAAGCAAACCAGACCTCCTAAAAAAGGCAAAAAGAAAACCCAGACTTACCTTAATGAGGTTGCCACTTATGAAAAGAATCAATCTAAATGGAATCAGGCAAAACAATTTTGTGAATCAAATAATATGAAGTTTAGGGTAGTTACAGAAAAAGAGTTGGGTATTTAACATGGGAATTTTATCAAATATTACAGTAAGAGCCTGGAGTGCTGTTGGTAAAATTTTAAGTCTTTTTGGTCGTTTGGCCGATGCAAAAAGAAGAAAGATAGATGCTGATGAACAGAGAATTGTTTATCTTGCCAGGCAACAAGGAAGAGATCCAGAAGAATTTGTTGATTATAAGGCGGCGAAGAAAGAAAAAGAAAAGATAAACAAGTTAGAAGAACTTTCTAAGAATATTCCTAGTGGTTATGATCCTAATTATTATTTTAAATTATTGATTGGTGTGTTAGCAACAGAAGGGAGAACAGCTGATTCATTTCAGTTAAATCAGATTTATACGTTTAAATATATCGCAAAAACTGGTGAATGGTATGATTTAAATCCCCTCATTTTGGTAACCAGTGCCTCGGGTAGTTATTTTGAGGGAATTAATTTTCACTGGAAAGATTTAGCAGCATCAAAATATGTCCAGTCACCTTTTAGAAAATACAGGTTTGATAGAGTGCAGAGTAAGTTTTATCGGATAGAGCCATCAGAATTAAATTATGTTTTAAGGATTCCTACCTTTTATCCTATTAAGGTTAATAAATAGTCATAAAGACTAAATGGAAGAAAAAGAATCCAAACCCTTTAGATTTAATAATAAAACCTATAAATCGGTAAAAGAGGGGGATAAAACTTTAATTCAACGGGAAGATAGACCGTCTCCTAGGGCCTCGACAACTACTTTTGTGACTGTTGGTTCTTATGGTGCAGACGGAAAGTTTAATCCAACTGATAAGGCTACTGATGATGAGCAAAAAAATAATAAAGATTTAGTAAAAGAAAGTAAGAAATCCCTAGCGGAAGCTGGAATAACAGAGGATCAACCGCCAACAGAAGTAAAGGCCGAAGAAATTAAACTTAAATCTAGGGATTTGGGGACCATAATTGTTTATCCTAATGATATGAGTTCCGGTCAAGATAGAATGGAATTCAGTGTGTGGAAATATGCCACAAGAGATATAACAAGTAATACAGTATTGCAAATTGGACCCTCTACTCTCAATTCGGCTGCAAATACCGGATCTGAAGCAGACATTACAAAAAATTATAAGAGAGTAGAAGGTCGTCCATACGTATATTTACCTATATCAAAAATAAGCGATTCAAATAGCATCGAATGGCAAGATGACAGAATGAATGAAATTCAAAGAATGCTTGCCAATACTTCTTTGGGTTTAATGGGGGGAAAAACTAAAGAGGCCTTTGAGTCTAGTCTAACATCTAGTCAGGCTGACGCATATGGAAAATTATTAACATCTAGTACTTTTGGGAATCTCATCCGCGCATACCTAGCCGGAAACGCTGTTCAGGCCAATAATCTTTTGACTCGGACGACTGGTGCAATTCTTAATCCAAATCTAGAATTACTATTCAATGGTCCCCAACTTAGACAATTTTCATTTGCATTTGATTTATTTTCTAAAGATCCCCCAGAAGCGAAAAAGGTTAAAGATATAATTTATTTCTTTAAATCCAATCAAGCTGTCAGAGATAATATCGGGGCAGTAGAAGGTGAAACTGGAACAGGAGTATTCTTAAATTCACCATATGTTTTTAAAATTAGATATATTAAAGGAACAGGAGATTCTAGGGCTAGTAGTGTGGTTGCGGCAAATGCAAAAGAACATCAGTCTATTGGCAAAATAAAAATGTGCGCTCTCCAAAATTGTACTGTTGATTATACTCCAATGGGAACTTATATGACCTTTAACGATGAAGAAGCAACAATGGTCATGTATAGAATTACCCTACAATTTAAA